AAACCTTTTCTGAGATGTTCCGCTTTTGCAGCCGCTCGGCTGAACCTCGGAGTTGGACATTGGTGGACATTTTATGAGTGTGAACATCGCCATCACCTTTGGTGTAGGCGTTACATGAGAAACAAAAAGTGTGGCCATCTGTGTACAGGCTAGCTGCATCAGATGACCCACAATTATCACACGGTAAGTGCCTGACGAACTCGCTTTCGGAGTTCTGCATATTCTCGTGCTTGCTCATCGTGGTACTCGAACCATGAGTCTAGTGCTTGATAGAAACCTTGAATGAGATTCTCTGTGGTTGCTGGGTTTTTGCTATCAACATCAGCAAGGTAGTCACTGAAGCCATCAGCATAATACTCAACAGAACCGTATTGTGTGTGGCGCATTACTTTTGGTGGTAAGTTTGGATCAGTTGTTCGTAAGCATCGAGTTCATCCTCGAATGCTTCGATGATATCATTAGGTGAGCTGGTGCTATCAAATGCATCAATCAGCGCAGCAACAACCTGCCTGATCTTATTTATGTCAGCCATGAAATAGGAATCGAGTGGAAGGAACAGTATTGGAAGCCATGCTTCTCACACCATTTAGCATAGGTGGTCTTTGATCCCTTGTAGATCTTGTTGTGGGGTGACTGAAACACGAAACGAATATCAAGGTCAGGATGTGCTGCCTTGACTGCTTTCATCTTACGCCTATCCTCCTCCGTTAGTTGACCCTTGGTCTCTAGATAGATACCATTAGGTAGGAGGAAGTCTGGCGTGTAGTTGCATTGCAGTACGTAAGGTACCTTGGTTGATTCGTATTCGTATTTGACACCCAGGTTGGTGAGAAGATCAGCGACCTTCTCTTCAAGTCCTGAGCGAAAGGCCATCAGAAGTCATCTTCCTCGATGACATCATCACTAGCCTCATCAGTCATAGTAGCAGGTACCGAGCTAGCTTTAAAGCCACTAGTCTGACCGAACAGTGCAGCTACCTCAGTCTCACCAAGGTCACCACGATCAATACCAGCACCACCACCAAGCTCGACAACCTGGACACCAACAAGCTTAAGACTAGTGCCATAGGTGACACCATCCTTGAGAATGTAGGGCTTCTGTCGGAAGGCAAGCTTGACCTTACTGCCACTGTAGACGGGAAGGTCAGTGTTAGTGATCGGTGTACCCTCACTGTCTACAACAGGTGGGCGGTTCTCTTCATTCCAGGAGAACTTAGTCTTATAGGAACCTTCAGTAACCTCTTCCCAGGGTTCAGGCTTGAGGACACTACGCTTAGGGTTCTTCAGTTTGGACTCTGCCCACTTGAGTGTTTCTTTACGGTCCTCCTCAAGTGTTGCAATAAGCTGGGAGTCCAGGAGTGCAGACAGTGAGTAACCAAACTTAGATGGTTTCAGTACAGCTTGATAACCTTCAAGGATAACAGGCTGTTGAGTAACGTGGATGGATTGGGTCATTAACAAAAGAAGTAAGTGGATTCGATCACGGTCTCTGGTTCTAGATCACCAATGATCGGTGGGTCAGTCTCTGCACCAATGTGTTGTGCAAAGTCTCGTAGGTAATCATGCTCTGCGAACAAGTGCATGTAGGTTTCTCGTACAATGGCGGATAGGGTAGACATATCCGTTGCACGACAAAGCACAGAATCGTGAATAAGAGCAATAGGTGCGTCGAAGCGTAGGACACTCAAGTGTAGCAAGCTAGCATCAAGTGAGTGGATCAGGTTAGGGGCAGTGGCGTTCTTGTGGTGGTTGATGTCTACCTTATCGGTATCACCAACAGCAACGCTCATCTTACACCGACCTAGTAGCTGTAGCTCCATAGACTGGAACTGCTTCTTGTTAAGCTTCTGGTGTACAACAAACCCTGATGGTGTGGTCCACTCAAGGTGTTGTGCACCACGCTTTATAGCAGCTGCTACCTCAGTCTCAATCCATTTCATGACAGCCATAGGACCTGGTACGACCACATCCATAGCTGACCTGATAGCTTTAACAACTTCAGTTAGCTCTTCCTTCTCAAGCTCTATCCCATCCTCTAAGAAAGCCTCTTTGATGTAACTCCTGTTGGAGTAAGGCTTTGCATTGTAAGGGATAGTCATAACGCATCGCTTAGTCTTCTTCCTATCTAGATGAGGACGTAAGCGTTCAGGTACTGAGGACATAGCGACCTCAGCTACTACCTTATAGGCGTCTTGTGGTTTATCACCAGGAAGGACGTTAACCAGTTTAGCTGTTGACTTATCCCGTGCGAGTCCTGCCAAAATTTGGAGGCCACTACAGGTTGCGTCTACAGCAACAGGCAGTGATGTGAATTGTCTATCAGCTGTGATCACACAATGATAATACTCTTCACAACTTGCTAAGAATTGCCAAGGTTCTTCTGCTGCCTCCCACTCTGGTAAAGAGTCGATTGGGTCAGTAGCAATACGACTGATGAGTGTGACGTTATTCGCTACCCACTCAAGTCGATCCTCCATGGTGGCTTTATCTAACCCATAACTAGTAGCAACTTGGAAAGCTAACCACGACTCAGCTTCAGGTGTCATATAAGACCCATCAGCAAATCTAAGTAGCGACTTACCAAAGTCAGTATCTTGTGGTGTTAGAAAAGCAGGAATAGGGTATGCTCTACCTCTATAGTCAAATGACCATGGACAATAGAACCTCTCTCTATCCTTGAACCTATGTGCTGCCTCCATCGTCATCCTAGTACGACAAGACTTCTTAGGTTCTTGTGCTTGGATGTTTAAAACCTCTGCTGCTCTTCTCCGATAATCCTTACGACTATCATAGTTAGTTTCTATATCAGCAGGTTTAGCAGGCAGAGGATGATGAACGATTGGGAGGAACTTACCAACTGAGCGTTCCATCTTGGTTAGCTGCTCAGCAACCCCATAAATAAAGGGGTTTACTTGGTAAGCTACCTTCTGAATCTTGTTCAGAAAGTCTAGAGGGGTACCCCCCTGTACACGGGTGGTGTCTCCTCTACGCACCAGTTCGTTACCTCTCATCACCTCATTGAGTAGATAACCACCCGCACGTTCATTAGTCCAATCGTTTGGTTCGATAAGCATTGGCCATGCAAGTGGTGCAAATAGTTCAGCATCACTCATGACCTTATCCTTGATAGCAAGGAACTCAGGTGTTGGTACAACAAACGTAAAGGTTTGCTTACCTACCCTACGTAAGTCCTTGGTGAACCAACCACTAGTACGCATGATGCAGTCAAGTAGCCATGCACCTAACTTAATGCGATTAGCTCTACCCCATGTTACCCATTCTTGTACATCACACCTGTTCATCATCGTTTGGATGACAACAAGTTTCTGATGTGTACCAATAGAACGGTGGAAGTAGTTCTTCTTTAGTGCAGCTAACAAACCAGGAGCTGTCTTCTCATAGTGTCGCATCTGACACTCAGCCTCAACAGCACTGCCAATGCCATCACATACAGCTTGCAGTTGATCACTACCTTGCTTGGTAGAGAACACCTTATCAAAGGTTAGCTTGAGTGCAATAGAAGCAGCAGCAAGTGGCTCTAGTTGAGTGACATAGTTCTTGAGTATATCGAATTGATGACCAGAACCACGCTTGATACGATACTCAACAGTCTCCTCTATGCACTTAACAAGTGGAGGTAGTAGGGCTTCAATTGATGCTACACCGTACACAGTAGCACTGGCATAGCTCTTATCCTGAAGCTTCTGAGTGTTGTCTCTAAGGCGCTGTAAGCCCTGTCTGATCTGCTCTCGCTCTAGGGCTACCTGTTCGTCGATCTGTGCTGGTGTAGGCAAGCTCAATTGTTTGTGATTGTGAATTCGTTATCGTCGATCAGTTGCTCTTGTGCAAGCTTGATGATCTCATCACGGTTAGGGTGATTCTCAACTTGCTTGATCAGTTGAGCAAGACGACGGGAGAAGGTGGTGCTAGACATCAGTTGAAGTCAGTAGGGGTGAGGAAATGAATAGACTCGTGATCAACAACCGTGAACTCAATGTCAGGTGTGTCAATCAGTGCATTAACCTTAGCTTGAGCAGCACTACGCTTTTGGTAGACATACTCCTTAACCTTACCAGTGTTGAGGTCAGATGTACGGATGATACAGCAGACTGAACTAGGTAGTTCCCAACCTGCTACCTTCCAA